AGTTGCCACTCCTGCCATGACATTGCTGGAACGATTGGAGGTATATTCAAAAACTCACAAATGTCCACACAAAAAATCATATAATCAGTATTCCTTTGAGAAATCTAGATTTATGAAACCATCATGTGACCATCGATATGAATCTGTTGGAGAACTAGCAAATGAAACTTGCATGCGATGTAGGGCAAAAGCCGTTCACAACACATATAGGGTTTGTGGCCACAAGGGACTTTATTGTGCCCGTTGTAGGTTCACTTTTTACTTGGGAGATGAAGGCAAATTTACACCCTTAGCCTGCTCATGTAAACAAGAACTTGAAAGAATTAGAATTGAAGATGAATTGAAGGTTCCAATTATGGATTTTGATGGTCAATATGATCATAGACTTAAGGAAAACAGCATTGAAACTTTTTTAAACAATACAACAAGATCTAAACCAACTGATCGAGGAACATACACGTCAGTTGTTGCTAAGAAATCAATCGTTCAATTTTTGAAAGAAGAGGAAAAACCTGATTTGGAGGGATCACTTTCTATCCCAGAAGATGAATTCCCCAAATTGGGTATTCTTGAAGAAGCAAAAGTGCGACCTGTTCGCTTCCGCAGAAGCTTTAGAGCGGTATTGCGCGCTCAATTACAACCTAGTTCACCGATCGAGGTCATTCCCGAAGGTGGACAAGTATCTGCTCTCGCTTCCCGTGCTAAAAATGTTATTGGCAATATATCAGAGCCTATAATCGGAGCACTCAAGTCCACTATTGAAGCATTAAAAACTTGGCTGTTGTCATTGAAGCCAAAATGTGTGTCAGAATTTGAGTCCGTTGCTAAATTTGGAGTCTTGGTGATGCGTTTGTTGTCATCTATATTAAATGCTTTGCTTAAAAAGAGTCCAATGGAATTGGCTTTATGGATATCATGTGCCGTTGGGTCAAAAGCTCAGATGTGTTTGGCGTTTTCGACGCTTATTGTTGATGCCATAAATGAATTTTTGGATACATCTGTATGGTGCTCGGGCATTTTGAAGGTATTGACTGATTCTGTTGATGATTCTATCAGAAAATGGAGAACTGATTCTGGAAAGAAGAAAATTATTGACATTGATTCTAAGATCCGACTGATGTACAAGCACTATTATGCTGCTGCATTGGTTGTTGATGAAGTAAAGGAACGTCCCCCATACACACTACAACGTATGGAAGAATGGCTCACAGCGACTCCTGCATCCAACGAGAGAACAAACGTTAAATTGCATTACGATCGTTTGTGTGAATTGGATTTGGCTGAAGTTGAAAGACGAATGGAGATCATATCTGTAGAGGTCCAACAAGAAGGTTTGTCTGACATTTTGCAAGCATGTATTATGATGTTACCATCGGAGTTTCACTTGTCTAGCTTGAAGTCTGTTACCCTTTTTTGTAAGGATATTCTTCCTGTTATTCTTGTTGCTAAGAACATTGCTGAATTTTCTGGAAAAATATATACTTGGATAATGACCCTTTTTGGATACCATACTACTGATACTAGAACTTGGTTGAATTTGGAATTTCAAAAAGAGGACAGCCCAGTCAAAAAGGGAGCCTTGAGTGCATTCGATTACAAACTCATGGCTAATTGTGATCATCCACAAGCAGGTTTAAAGCTTGCAGAAGCGAAAAGATTTCGTGATGAAATGGCAGATTATATCAAAGCTGAAAATCGCTTTGATCAACATTCCATAAAATTCATGTCTGAGGTTGATAAACTCATTTCAACAACGAGTTTACCTCCTATGGCTAGAAAGCACGAACCGTTTTGTGTTAGACTTTATGGTCCTCCTGGATCAGGTAAGTCTACTTCAGTGCCCGTTTTGTTTGGACCTATTCTTGGTGTGAAGACAGTTGATGAGTTTTATCAAAAATCATTTTCACGAAATATGTCAGAGTATTGGGATGGTGTCGGAAATCGTCAATGTATTCTTTATGATGATTTCGGTCAAAATCGAACTGAACCTGTTGATCTCATGGAATTAATATTGTTGATATCAGCTGCTCCATTTATGGCTAATTTTGCAAATATAACTGGATCTACACCCAAAGGTATGTCTATCGATCCAAAACTTGTCGTCGCGTCTTCCAATATGAATAAAGATTATACATCAGCTCTTTCTGATAACGGTGCTGTTTTTCGCCGATTTCATTTAAGGGTTCATGTGGTAAAGGAAAATGGAGAAGTAAGAATGCGCGTCGATGGTGGATCATTGACTGACGAAAATGAAAACATTCTCCCTAAGACCGGATGGATGTCTGTTGAGAAAATGCAAGAGTATATCTATTTTGCATATGAACAGTTCACAATTAGTAGAACAGAAGGTGACAATAGATTGCAAGCGTCATTAATGAATTCTCCTCCTGGAGAGTCGCTGTTAACATATGACGTTACTGGCAAAGCTACAGCTAGAGTTGTTCACAATAAAGAAACGATAAGGGAATATTTTGCTAAACATAATGTTTCCTTGCCTCTTGCAGTACCAACTGGATTGTCAAATCGTGAGATTATACAAGATAAGATTATTAAAAGTTCTTGTACAAATATCTTTTCTAGAGAAACATCGCCTGCTAGTGTTTTTAAACCTATTGAGGTGGCGAATGAATCTGGATTGATGTCATGGAGTCATCTATTTGATATCTGGAAAGATCAAGCAAGTGCCCATTATTTGGCCTTGTGTTATGGCAGTGTTTTTGGTGCTGCATTTTCTTTCGTAAATGGTTTTCCGAAGACAACAACATTCACAAAAATTGCTCTTGCTGCTTTGCTTCCGGCTGTTACTAGCTTGTGTGTAGCTTTGTATTTGTGGTCTCGAATTAGAGAAGTTGAACCAGAATCATCTACTGCCAAAGGAAAAGCGGCTCCTAGAATGGTGGCTCCCGAATCAGGAAGTACTGCCGTTGCGGATGTGCAATCTGTGCTGGATAAGGCGACATGTAGACTTATAACATCTGATGGTCTGACTGTTGTCAATGCTGTCTTGATTGGTGGAACATCACTCTTAACAGTAGAACATGCTTTTATCCCCCCCGTTCGAGAGAAGATTTCAAGCGATTTGTATTTTGCAGAAGGAAAAGAATTCAAACTTTATATTCCCAATGTTGCGAATCCGGTTGAATTTACATTTGAACGCTCTCGACTTCGTCCGATTACTAAGATCATAGAAGGAAAGAAGATAGAGGTTGATGCAGTTATCTATGAATTGCCTCGTAATTTAATACCGATGAGGCGGAGAATAATAACCCGATTTTGGAAAGGAGAGATTTTGCTTAAAAACAAAAAATCTTATTTGTTAGATCACCAGGACCGAAATAGGACCCCCGTATGGAAAGAAAGCACGCTAAATGCCGAAGAACAGGTTTTTTATGTACAAAATGGAAAGAAGTGGTTACAACATTTGGTTCATGGCTCTCATATTAGTGGTCCTGGATCATGCGGATCGCCTGTGATGTTAGCTACTGGTGAAACAAACGCTTCTATCGTTGGAATACATGTTGCAAAGCATCCATCTGGAACGCCTATGATTCTTGTTTTGACACAAGAAATGATAGAAAGATCTATGCCCGATGCTCGGATTCTCGACCCTCCTATTATTGAAACTTCGCATACTACTGAAGAGGTTAAACAAGAATCAGCATTATTGCAAGACACGTGTCTTCTTCACTTAGGAGAAACGAGACGGAAAATGTTTTTGTCGACAACTACAACTCTTAGACCATCTTTGTTGCACCAAGTTATACAGCCCGCTCTTACAGAACCTGCAGTATTGCATCCGAAAGACCCTCGAATATCAGAGGATCTTATTGGAAAGGTTGATTTGTACAGAGATGGAGTAGATAAGATGAAGAAACCTATCAGGTTGACTTTTGAAGATCTAACTAGTGTCAGAAATGACATGATTGATTGGTATTTGCAGAAGTTTGCTGAGTATGGCCATAAAATCGGTTCCCCTCTTTCTATGAGGAGAGTTTTCAACGGAGATGATGTCTTAAATGGAGTGGACCTAACAACATCATGTGGTTATCCATTTACTTTTGAAGGAGTTGACAAAAGCCAACTAATGATAAGAGAACCGTCACAGACTATTGTTGGAACAGCAAAATTTTATGAACAACTTTTAAAAGATTTGCTGAGTATTATGTCTAATACAATACCTCAATGGTTTGTTACAGGAAATCTTAAAGATGAAAGACGTCCTATTGAAAAAGTGCGGATTCGACCTAAAACACGATTATTTACTGTTTGTCCTGTCATTATGATCTGTCTTGAAAAAATGTATTTCGGTCATTTTATGAGATGTCTTTTAACAACAAAAGATGTTCCATATGTTGGTGGGATGGATAGATTGGGCCGAGATTGGCACGATATGTTCGCACAATTGCGAGTGGTTTCAGACCGAGGATTCGGAGGAGATTATCAATGCTATGATGGTTCACTTTCTGAGGGATTAATATCATCAGCCCTTTCAATTATGGAAGCGACCCTCGATCCGAAAACACTCGATGATTGGTTTCATATACGGCCTTCTGAGACAGATGGTAGTATAGAAGCTTTGCATATAGTAAAAGATATCAATGAATTGAAGATCAAACATTCTGAGATATTATCTGCTGTTAAGCAAGCTCTTGTCAATCCAGTTTACCTTCTTAAGGATCAAGTTTTTCAAACTGTTGGAACCTTAACATCAGGTTGTTGGACTACTCAGCTAGTAGGCACTCTTTCTAACGAGTTAATGCTTAGGGCTGCGTGGAACGACCTTGTTCCTAGACATGTACGAGGAGGATATTTCTATAAGAAATATGTTGAAAATAAAATAATGAGCGACGATAACATCAATTCCGTCGAAAGATCATTGTTGCCAGTCTACAATGGAGTCACCTATAGTGGATGGTTGAGAGAAAAAGGCATGGTTTATACTAGTGCCAAGAAAAATGGTGACGCGGCAGCTGTGGAGCCGTTAGAAACGATTAGTTTTTTGAAAAATACCACTGGTCTGTTAAAAGGATTCTATTGTCCTTTGATGGATCAAGAGTCAGCAATAGAAATTTCAAATTGGATAAGGAAAAGTAAGTACGTTACTGAATTTGAAGCCACAGAAATGAATGCAAATTCTACACTGAGAGCAATGTTTTACCATGGTGAACCAAACTTTACGTTTATTCGTAATGCTTTTTTGGACAAGGTTCCATCCTTGCATTTGGTAGATTATAATACATTATTGCATCAGTTTTTGAATTATGGTTGTTTCCCTGGAACGCAATTCGAAGCGTATAATTTCGCTGAGGAAATGAATATCATGCCTCGCGAACCGAATTTATTGCCTTTGCCAACCCAACAGGAAGTTGAGTGTTCATCTAGTATTGATACTACGCTAGACAGAAGTCGAAAAGAAAGTATAATTGAAACAGATGATATTACAAATATGATTGAGGTTAAACAAGAAGGAAAAGAATTAAATTATCAATGTGAATTTTGTGATGCTATGCTGGTGTCACGCAATCGGTTGGTTGATCATATGGTCGCCAATCATCAAGAACGAGAGGTCGATTATGTTACCACACTTGAATTTTTCCAAAATTCGAGTCAGGCGGTATTTAAAGATTATTATACCGAGCTCATGAAGCCAAATCCTGGAGCAAAAGCTCAAGCTTTGGTTGATTTGGCTGCAAAAGAGTCGATCTCGAAAACAGTACTAATTACAACCCTTAACAATATGCTTAGTTATGTGGCAGGGAGGCTTGATAATCGAAAAGCCCTTAACACAAATGCAGGAGCTCTTGACATGCAGTCCATCTTCATATCAAAGGGAATGCCTAAGAGAAAGATCAATCTCGACTCATTACTCGCATCAATCAGCGATGTTGTCAAGACTGAGCTCGAAGAAGGTTACACTATTGTGGAGGCGAAACAAGAATCCGGTTCTATGGCCACTAATACGCCTGCGCCAGAGGACATGGACATCACATTTGGATTTGGAGATGAAGACGGTGGAGCAGAAACTACAGGAGGAGGCATTGAAACAGAAGCCCCCCTTGTTACTTCAGTACAAACCGACATCAAAATAAAGGATCCCGTTGATGAAGCAAGAACAGTTGACAATCAAGAAGGAACAATCCTGACTGACAAGGGGCAAATAGACATGGTCAAAGTTAAAACAACCGGTTTTGCTGCTCCTAGAGCTCAGTCAACGCTAAATGATCAGTCATGGAACTTAGAGAAAATGTTGCAAAAGTGGCATCCTGTTAAGGATGTGAAATGGTCCGTGTCAGATTCTACTGGAACTGTTTTGTTTACAGCTGATGTCTTGAAAGATATTATCAAATCAGGATTCGCTGGTACTGCATTTACGGTCTTCAAAGACTTTAGATGTGCTGGAGTTCGCATTAAGGCTGTTATGGTGGGATCAAAATGGCATCAAGGGAGAGCTCTTATGGGCTTTTCTCCTAGTATGGTTCCATCAGCAGCAGGAGCATATCCTCGCGTTTGGAGCAATTCAGACGCTATTTTAACCGGAGCAGCCAAGTTTGATCCATCAGTTGGAGGAACTACGGAATATTACATCCCTTTTCGTCATGCAAAGACATATCTTACTCTTGAAGAAGATGACACACTTGGACAATTATTGATAACGGTTTTATCCCCGCTTAAAGTGTCGAGTTCAGCATCTCAAGAGGTTACTATCAAACTTTTCTTTTGCATTGATCAACCTATGTTCAAGATTCCTCGCGCAACTCCGATAACGTTCAGAATGCTTAGTGAATTGGGTCGAAGAATTGGAAATCAACTACCATCTGCCAAAGCACAAGCTAGTTTTGTTCCAGTTGAAGTTAAACAAGAGTCTGGTGGACAACCCCCGATCAATAGTTATCCAGTCGAAGGTTCATACATTTCGGCACAAAGAGCAAAAACTGGTGATCCTAAAACAAAGCAATTTGGTGAAACTGATCCCAATCTCATTAATCATTGCAAGAGATATCGAAAGGTTAGAGAAACAATAAAATCAACAATGGCGGCAACTATTGAATGGGAAACCATTGATATTTACGACATTATTAAAGTTTTTTGGCCTTTATGGTTGTTTAATGGATTTCGTGGAGCAATAAACTTGAAAATTTTTGTCGCTTATACCACTGGCGCATCACAGCCCAACAAAGGTTTTGCTGAATTATTTTTCGAACCACGACCAAACGATCAAGTTCCAGCTAATGATCTTAAATACAAACAAGCATTTGCAGCCGCAGGTTCAACTATTGATCCCTTCAGATCTCTGACTAGAGGAGAACAAGGATGTATCGAGGTTCAAATACCTTTTGTTCATAGATCCGGGATTGCTTTGAACCCTTTCTTTTTTAAGGATAGTGTTCAGAGCACTGCACCGTATTTGTGGGCAGGAAGATTATACTTGCGTCATGCACCAGCAACTGGAGCCGGTCCAAATTATCGATCAACATGGATCTATGCTTCATTGTCCGACGAATTTGGAATGGGAATTTTTAGAGGAGTACCTTTTTGTAGGATGAATTCATCATATCCTGGATTTGTTAGTCCAGCTCGTGTTACCCAAGAAGGTATTTTGGATGGTCTGGTAAGTAAAGGTTTGGACGCCATTAAAGAACAGGTTGTCCCAGAAAAAATTATCTCCAATGTATTGTCGTGTCTTGATAAACCGGCTATTGCGACTGTTCCTGAATTCGTTACCAGCAAAGATAGCGGTTTTATGAACTTTTCATCAGGTCCAGAGCCGCTCGACAAACTCGCCATGCATCCGGCGTGTCAACAAATTGTAGATGCTGAGCATTTCGGTACATCAGAAAATGAAGCTAACTTGGTTTCATTGTTTAAGCGTCCTAATTTATTGGGATCTTTTACATGGAAATCGAGTAATGAAAGTCAAGAATTACTTACTTCGTTTAAAGTACACCCCATGCTCGAGTTTGATGCAGGAGTTCCTTCTGGGGACTTTCGACCACTGCTTCTTACTTATCTCTCTTCGAAATTTAAATATTGGAGAGGCGGTCTCACTTTTATCTTTGAGGTTGTCGGTACCAATTTTCAAGAAGGTCGATTGGATTTTACGTTTCATCCAAATACATCAATAGTTCCCGGTGACTATGAAACGAGAATGAGTCAGTATTCAATGTCTTGTTCACTTAAAAACACCGAAAACAGGTATGCCATTACGGTTCCCTATCTCGCTGAAGAGCCCTTCAGAAGAGTGTGGAATGGAGAGGAGTACAATGAACCATCAGCTACGGCTAGTCCACCCGCGTGCACTGAATTTCATTCAGGCATGCTAGGAGTGTCAGTAGGCGCCAGACTTGGCTTGCCCGACAATGTCCCAGCAGATGTAGAAGTACTCGTTTACATCCTACCCGCTTCTGATTTTGAGCTTAACACCGTAAGTGTAGATAAGAGATCATTAGTAGAGGCACCCGAGGTTTGAACATCAACCTATCACATTACTTAGTTAGACAGAAACATGGTTTAATAATTTCAATTAGTTAGCATTGGTTTTCAACAGCCCCGCATTTATGGTGGGTTCATATTTAGTTTCGTTTAGTAATAATTTATTAGATTTCAAGTA